ATCAAGTAAATAATGGAATATACAATGTATGTGTAATTAACGACGATGAATACATAGGACCAGCTATCACCAAGGGTCATGAGTGGGATCGTTGGATGCGTCGCGATGTTCGGATCCATCATAAACCGGGTACCCATATACTTGATATTGGTGCAAACATCGGATACAATACCCTACTATTTTCGGATTATGGGTCCGTTTTATCATTTGAACCCGTATTCCATGAAATAGTTAGTTTGAATGTTAAAAACAATCAACTAAGATACCCAGTTGAAGTGATACCATGTGCTCTATCAGATGAAAAAACTATGTCAAAGATCCATATCCCATCACATGGATGTGAATCAAATACACATATCAATTATGGTGGTACAAGTTTTCATCACGAAGATGATATAAAAGGAGAAGGTATAGGCGTTCAATGTGAAAAACTAGATGATATATACACAGGTATCCCATCATTTATAAAGATTGATGTAGAAGGTCATGAAATGCAAGTTATAAAAGGTGCACGAGAGACCATTTTAAAACATAAACCTGTCATTCTTGTTGAGATTCATAATTTCTCTGAAGATAGCGAGGTACATCAATATATTAAGTCATTAGGTTATGGTGAGCCCGAAGTAAGACCCGAAGCTGTATTTTTATATCTCGCAAACCCCATCTTATCCACCATATAATATAATTGATATGCATCCACTACATTTTTAGATCTATATTCTTCCGGCATACATTCAGGAATACCTTCATTGGAATAATAGGCCGTTCCACTTTTCCGCTCCTCGAAATAAGATGGACGATTTTCATGTAACCACATCAGATGTGTGGCACATGTATGGATTTTACCGTATCTACGTGTATACTCGAGGGTCAAAGCGATCCCGATCTTACATACGTACATATAGTTTTCCAAACTTGAAGCAACCCACATGGTCATTGGGTGCTTTTGGTGAGCTGGTCTATACCCCCTTCTCTTACCATCTTTAGTGAATGGTGCGTGTGTGTGTACGAATTCTTCCTCATTGGAAAAGTACCAAGCTGTGTAGAGCATTTGGCATATTTCCAATTGGATTTTAACAACGTGTTGATCGCATGACATATTAGCGATTTCTTTTGGAATTAATGATAAGAAAAATATATTCATTTTATATATTTTATAAAAAAATGGGACTACTTAGGTTTTTATTCACCATCGGAAACGTATTCCTCTTCCACAACTTCTTCATCTTCGTCTGGTTCAACATCTAGGGCTCCATCGTCTTCTTCAGGTACAGGGGTTGGGACGATATCATCAATTGGCACTTCTTCCTCAATCTCATCATCAAGTTTCTTTTCCTTTGCTTTCACCTTCTTAACCTTTTTAACAGGTTCCTTTTCAAAGATCCTCTTAATAATACCCGGTACCTTTTTAGCAAATTCAAACGTTGCATCACTACTTCGTTTTATCCTTTCAAGATAATGCTTACTGAATCCGTGTGCTTTGTAAGCATTCATAATACTTTTAAATGGTGGATGTTTGGCGTGTTCATAATACTTTTCATGTAGATCCCATATCATAGCATTTAGTTTCACACGGACAGTACCATTTTTAAGTACACGCATTCTCAAATAAACCCGGTCAGGTACATCCAATTCTGGTTCGATAGGTGGAGGGGGTGGTGGCCGATATGTAATCACTGGTAAATTGGGGTCAATGAAAGGGAGACTTAGACTTTCCTGATTTTTTTTGAGTAATTTCAAATATGCATCCTGGTGATAAATCGGTCTTATTGGAAGAACAGGCCTCTCACATCCATTATTTTTGATTATATTGTATAAAAAACTTCCCTCACGTGGTTCACCCACATGATCTACAGGTGGAGCCCTAACACGATATGGTGGTCGTTTGTATAATAACATCTTGATTATCGGCAAGAGTATCCTCTAACTTAGGTTTCATAAAATAATCGAGCTCACATCGAATAACATGTTCTGATTGTTGATTGACATGTGTATGATACGGCCCCCAAATCTCAAATACTTTACGCCCCTTGTCATACCAAAGATAATCTAGTTCAAGTTTGTGTGTCAACCAGTAAAACTTCTTACCCGCTTTACCAACGAATGAGAAAATTGCATCTTCATCGTACCCGGATACGTCCATTTGTGAGTAGTGTGCGTTCGGTGGATTGTATGGTGACATTGTTTCTCTTACTATCTGCTATCTCTTTTTGTTTAAGTATGTTTCTAATGTGTTTTTGTGAATATGTATCTTTTTGATGTTTCTTGTCATTTTTAGTCACACGTTTTTTTGGTTCTTTATATTCCATAATGTATACATTATATATAATTTCTATATACACTTAGGTTTCCTCATCCTCATCCTCATCCTCATCCTCGTCCCCGTCTTCATCGACAAGACTTACATCATCTTCACTATTACTTTCTATCTCAGAAGCTGTATAATTCTCATCTTCACTGTCATCGATAAGTTCATACCCATTTATGTTTTTCATATAAAGTTGCGTTTTTTCTAATTCATCGGTGTCATAGAAACCGGAAATAGAACCTTTATCAATAACTTCATTGATATTAACAAAATCGTATAGACGGTATTTGTTTTTTTCAAGAAAATTTACAGTGTACGTATCACCAGATTCGAGTACGATACGAGCTATCTGTGTTGTACCATCATCACAATGAACGTCAACGATCATATATGGATAAAATGAAATTTAAATCTTTAATTACATTAATGGATACTCTAAAAGTAAGAGGAGTACAATATATATCTGGGCGTATAATCACACAAAATGATGCGGTGATGTTCGATATAGATGACACCCTTATATTTACAGATGGTACCCCAAATACACCTATGATTGAACTTTTACATATAGCTAAACATTTGGGGTATAAAATCGTAATTATTACAGCTAGACCAGGATTAAAACCTGTAATTGATTGGACGATAACTCAACTTGGTAAATATAAAATTCCTAATGACTATCTAGGGTTTACGAGTGCTAAAACTAAAACTAAAATGAAACAACAGTTACCATACAACTTTGTTTTATCAGTTGGGGATTTAGAAACCGATCTCACAGATTCGGAACATAAACTCAACACTTCCAATTTTTCCCACAAGTGAGACAACTCACGAATACTGTCATAGGTTCATCAGCTGATCTTGTTTGCATTTGATAATACGATGTCTTCTGCGATTTACATCTCCCACATTTGAATAATCCATCCTGGTTTTTGATTTCATTGTCATGTGATTGTTTCCGCATATCTAGATGGATTTTATCTTCAATTCGTTTAGCACAAGGTCCATCAAACCACAACTGTTCGGGTCTCATTTGAATAACCTCCGTCGTTTTCAATTTCTTTTCTAAAATATGCCGTTTAAGTTCAGGTGATTTATTAAGATTGTATTGAATCTGTAAAAACTTATGCTTATAGATGTTTGTAAATTTGGGATTTTCCCAGGCAGCATCATTACTATGACTAATCGAATGATTTAATATGTTCTTTTCAAGATTTATACATATTACATCATCCACAGGTAAGTCCAATAGTTTAGACAGGCGTTCAATGACAAACGTACGCGTGGGGTTATCCATCTTACCTGTTACTCGACGTATTCTTTTAAGACAATTTTAGTGAGAAATCTATTTTTTCTCAGTGAAACTGTATTTACTTAAGGTTTAGGAAGTCCTTTGTAAGGATCATTGCGCTTGCAATCTCCCATATTTTCAGGGGAGCAGTTGTCGAAAAAGGCACCAACACGGCGAGCGGGGTTAGTGTCTACGAATCCGTATTTGTAATCAGACTGTTGTGGGCGGTATTTTTCAGCGAATACAAACCTTGGATCCTTCCCATCCTTTGAACCACTTGGGGTGAATTGTCCGGCGACGACACACACAATCATGAATAGAATAACGGCGAGAAGAAACATAGTCTTGCGATGCATCTTGAGTATATCTTTTATAAATATTTTTTTATATGATGAGATTAAGATGACAATAGCCGTTCTTATTCATGAATCAGAAAATCACATTGAAGAAATACAGGTTGACATCGAGCCATCAAAAAACGAAATTTTTAATTTATTAGGCGGGAGAGCTACGTTTATAGGTCAATGGCCTGAAATAGACGTTGTTATTATGAAACCCGAACATGGTTTACTCGATAACGAGAATACTCTCTACTTTCCTTTTCATGGTGAAGATATACGGGGAAAGGTACTACTTATGAGGATGGATGAAAATTCAGACCCACAGGATTTTACACTAGAAGAATACCACTCACTTGGAACCAGGGACGAACGCGTCCTCGTTTAGAACTGCATTGGCATACTTCATACATAATTGAAAATGTACATACGCCCAATCAATTGGGTTGTTCATCTTAGGGTTACCTTTGATTGGGTTGTCATTAATAACTTTAGAAATATCAACACGTGAACCCTCCATAGATTTCACGGTGATTTCACCAACCCGTTTTAACCACATTACATCTGCTTCGCTCTTACTGTCGAAATTTTTTACAAACTCTTTCGCGTTTTCAGCCATTTATATATTACATATGTTTCTTTTCTATAAGTAGACGTGCACTCGGATCGGTTACAGTCGTCCATCTAGGTCTCCAGATCTCTGATATGAGATGATCGTTGTTTTTTCCGTATAACCTCCAGAAGATGTTCCGGTACAAAGCTTCCTCCTTTGTGATTGAAGGGTTATGACCTTGGGCTTTTACTTTGGTTGCTCTGAATAATACATCATCAATATTCTCTTCTGCGTATTTCTTAATCTCATCAACCCAATTTACACCAACGGCGTCACTCATTCCATCCTTTTGTCGCCAGAGAATATCGTGTGGTAAATACCCTTCGAATGCCTCACGAAGAATATTTTTTTCGATTTTTCCAACTTTATCATTTTGATTCATTTCCATACACACATCAATGAATTTTTTATCTAAAAATGGAACAATGAGATCAAGACCATGGGCGCTCGCACACCTATCAGCCCTTAAACCATCAAACTGGTGAATAAGACGAAGACGTCGCATGTTCTCACATGCAAACTCATCAACATTTGGAGCGTTACGGAAATAGAGATATCCACCTAGAATTTCATCACTTCCCTCACCAGAAAATATATAACGACAATTTGTTTTCTGTTTGATATACTTACATAACAACCACATGGGTGTACTTGCTCGCACTGTCGTAGTATCATACGATTCCAAACTGTGGATTACATCATTGAGATGAGAAATCCCTTCTTGTGGTGTAAACGTGACTTCAGTGTGATCTGTATCTAGATATTTTGAAACAATTCGAGCAGCTTTCAAATCGGGACTTCCCTCTAGACCGATGGAGAATGTTTTGATTTTCCCTAATTTTCTAGAAGCAATGGAAGCAATAAGACTACTATCGAGTCCACCGGATAGTAAAAAACCAATGTCTCTCTCAGTATTATCCAGACGCAAATGAACCGCTTTTTCGAATGATTCACGGATTTGTTTAGTCATCCCACCATTTACATGTTTATTTACATGCCAATACCCTGTATGATAGCAGACAAAGTCGTCAATATACGAATCGTATATATGACCGGGTGGGAATATATGTATTTCCGCACCCAATGATGTCAAGGCTTTGACTTCACTCGCAAACGCGATCGAGTTATTATCATAACGCGTGTAGAAAAGTGGGCGCACACCTACGGGGTCTCGAGCCGCCATAATACGCTTCCCATCGGTATATACAAATGCAAAATCCCCATTTATCATCTCAACTGTTTTCATTATACCGAACGTCTGAATCATAGGGATAAGAATTTCACAATCGCTATTACTCTTTTCATTACCTAATCGAAATTCTCGATGGTTATATATTTCCCCATTGCAGACGAGCATTGCTTTATTTTGGATAAATGGTTGCATACCAGCATCTGTAAGATCATTTATAGCCAGTCTATAAAAATCCATTCGACACTTCCCAATTTTAGAAGTTCTATAATCATCGGGACCCCGGTGATTAAGAAGATATGAACTTATATCTACTTCTTCACCGAATAATGCAATTATACCACACATACTGTTTTTACAAGTCATTTTGTTTTTAAGCTAAAGTCCATCCACTCTCCAAAATCTTCTGGAGTTGCAATACCATCCATTTCCTGCCCGGACATAGTTATAGACTCTGTGTCCTCCCCAAAAATAACATCAAATGCTAGAATGCAATAAAAAGATACATTTGTTCTACTCGATATTTTATCCAAAGTGTGGAAATCAAATGATTCAATTTCTAATGAACGTTTTATAACTCGAGGTGGTCCATATGGAAATTGTACCTCTTCATTTAATTCCAATTTCCTATTGTTCGAAGACATATCAAGTGAGGGCCAAATACGATTTCGGGCTCTAAAATCAGCTGAATAGTTTAAACACTTCATTGCTACATCCTTTTCAGCGAAACATACGAAACGAGATTTCGAATTTGGATCCACAAGACTAAGATATGTATCGTTGTATTTTAATTTTAGGAAGTGAAACTGCATATAAAGTATATAAGGAAAAAATCTTTAATTAATATAGATGAACTTCCCAAAGACTCCCGGTCAGTGTAAATACATGTTAGCACTTAGGTCAAATAAACCAATTGTTATAGGGACCGGTCCGGCGGGGTCTGGTAAGACGACGCTCGCATGTCAACTTGCCCTAGACCATGTATATAAATTCCAACGCCCCAAAATTATACTCACTCGCCCAATTGTAACGGTCGACGAGGATATGGGATACCTCCCGGGAGATATGGATCAGAAGATGGAGCCTTGGACGAAACCAATGTACGACATTTTTGGGAACTTTTTCAACCATAATCAAATGGACCGTTTTATCACCGTCGAACCATTGGGGTATATGAGGGGGCGGACATTCACGGATACCCTTATCATTGCTGATGAAATGCAGAATGCTACACCAAACCAAATGAAAATGCTTCTCACACGGGTCGGTGAAGGTACGAAGCTCGTCATCACAGGTGATTTAGAACAAAGTGATTTAGGTGAAGAGAACGGTCTCAGAAACCTCATTTACAAAATGCAGTGTCAAGAACTAGAGTATATTACACATGTGGAAATGGGCGCAAAGGATATTGTCCGTCACCCAGTGGTAAATGAAGTGCTTAAAGTGTTGAATTCATAAACATTAAATGACGAAAGTTATTCTAGCTTTACCTGGTCGAACATTTTCTGGTAAATTTATGTTAAACCTACTTGAAACTTTTATAACACTTCGATCACATAAATATGAAGTAGTTATTACAAATGAGTATTCAAGTTATGTTACATTTTCTAGAATGAAAACATTAGGTTTAGATGTTCTTAAGGGTGTGGATCAAAAACCATTTGGTGGTGAATTAGACTATGATGTATGGGTGACAATTGATTCTGATATCATATACACACAAAGCCAAATTTTAGAACTTATTGAAGATACAGATAAATATCCAGTTGTCTCGGGGATATACAGAATGGAGGATATGAAACATTACGCTATGGTAAAGGAGTGGGACTTGGAACACTTTAAAAATAATGGGTCATTTCAGTTTGCAACCGTAGAGGATATGAAGGATGAACCAAAACACCTACCCGTAGCTTACAATGGTATGGGTTTCTTCGCGTGTCGCAAGGGTGTTATAGAGAAGTTAAAATATCCATACTTTAGCTACCCTCTCATTGAGATTGAAGGTAAAGATGGGGTCTTGTTAAGAGATACGTGTTCCGAAGATGTTGCATTTTGTAAAAATCTTACCGATGCAGGTATTCCTATTATCGTGAATACGAGCCTCCGCGTTGGTCACGAGAAGACACTCGTGATTTGAAATGTTGTATATCGAGAGCTAGTGCATCTAAATCACTATAAATAGTAGACACTCTGGTATCTACATCATTTTGATTCTTTTTAACCGCATATATTTCCTGGTCGATATTCATGTATCGCTCAGCAAGTCTATAATCAGTTGGGAGATCTTGTAGAATCCCTGATAACTCATCTATACGTGTCTCCAACTCTGTAACCACCGTCATTATAGTTTATTACTATTGAGATTAAAAATAACTTAAATTCTTACCTTTTAACAATTCAAATACACGTTTGTTATTCTCTACGTGACTTCCTTCACCGTTGTTTTGAAATAAGGCATCTTCACCCATACCATAAGAATATTGCCGAATCATTCCTATATTCATATCGTGATCCACTATACTTTTCTTGGTTATATTCATTTTGGAAAGTAAATTACTAATGATTATATCATCATTGTAAGTGAGCTTATAAAAATCTAAAAATATATCTTTCATGTCTCGGAGCCATTTCATATTAAGAATAACCCCACCATAACTCTCTGTTACATCAATACACTCTCTATTGTAACGTCCAACTTTACCATTGTTTTTTATATATTCATCTAGACGGAAACCCGAAAGACACCAACAACTCAGATCACTTTGATACAGTTCCACTAGTTTACTTGACAGGTTATTTGGGTATTTAGTGTCATCATTTACAACAATTACGAGATCTGCATCACATTTATCCGAATGAGCTGGACCCATATACATCGTACCAGGTCCATAATCCGTACATCGATTAATGACAACTTTCGAACAAAGGGAAAAGTCTGGAACAACAACATCAACATCCGGAAACCTGTTGTATTTATGAGGGATGTTTACCCAAATTTCATCAACATCTTGGTGTTTCTCTAAATCATACACAATAGCTGGGAGTGTTTTAAAACGAGATGGAATACTTGTTAAACTTATGATCTTCTTCATATAGTTTTAGTTAAAGTTTTGTCCTTTATATATTTTATATGAAAATATCTTATGCTATTTGCGTTTGTAATGAAGACAATGAATTAAATTCACTTCTATCTTTTCTTGTGAAAGTCGTAGACGATGAAGATGAAATCAATGTACTTGTAGACTCGGGTAAAGTTACAGAAGAAGTAAGAAATGTACTCGAAAAGTTTGAGAAAAGGATTGTAGTCAACGATCGTGAATTCTGTGGAAACTTCTCAAAGCATAGAAATTACCACATTACAAAGTGTACGGGTGAGTATATTTTTGTATTAGATGCAGATGAAATTCCACAAGAAGCGTTACTAAAGAATATAAAATCATTTGATGGTGACATTCTAGCTCTGCCTAGAATTAACATCATACCCGGATACACCGAAGAATGGTGTAAAAAAATGCAATTTTCTGTAAATGAAATGGGTTGGATCAACTGGCCGGATTATCAGGGTCGCTTTTTTAAAAATAATGGAAAAATTAATTGGAGTCTAGGTCTCCACGAACGCCTCGTCGGCTCAGATAAGATAGCACAATTACAAGCTAGTCCACAACACGCCCTTTGGCATATAAAATCAGTTCAAAAGCAAGATAAACAAGATACATTTTACACAAACTTAAAAGAAAATGAATAAAAGTTATAAAGATGCGGTGGCCTCTCATGGATACGGCCATCACCGATGGTGATAAAAAGTGTCTTGTCGATTTTATTAATTCAACTGATAAATATACATGTGGTCCAAAGGTGAAAGAATTTGAAGATGCATGGAGTGAATGGCTCGGTTGTAAACATTCATTGTTTGTGACATCTGGTAGTACTGCAAACCTGTTACTCATGGCATCTGTAAAAGAAAAGTATGGCATCCCAAATGGATCCAAGGTCTTAGTTCCCGCATGTACCTGGGTTACGAATGTTTCACCCGTATTTCAGGTTGGTCTCGAACCCGTTTTCTGTGATATAGATTTAGAAAGGTATAGCTTCAATTTAGATACCTTACCGGAAGATGATATTCGGATTGTGTTTATTACACATCTACTTGGACTAAATTCACCCGTAGAAAAACTTAAGAAAAAATACCCCAATGCGATTTTTATTGAAGATATCTGTGAGTCCCATGGAGTAAAAGGACCAAATGGTATGAAACGTGGTAGTACGGGGTTGGGTGGTACATTTAGTTTCTATTACGGTCATCACATGACGACCATTGAGGGTGGTATGATTTCAACCGATAACAAAGAACTTTACGAATTGATGAAAATCAAAAGGAGTCATGGTATGGCTCGCCTTCTATCACCAGATCTATATAAAATAGCTATCCAACATCATCCGAATATTGATCCAAGTTTTCTTTTCCTTACAGATGGATATAATTTCAGAAATACTGAACTCAATGCTGCTCTAGGTATCGAACAATTAAAACGGTTAGACTCACATATCGAGAGTAGACGTAAAAACTTTGAATGTTTTATGAAACATCTAAATCCCGAACATTTCTATCTTCCGTATAATGATCCAGGTAACAGTAGTTTTGCGTTACCATTCGTATGTAAAAGAAGAGAAGACATGTTAAAATTGAAAACAATATTTGATGAGTTACAAATCGAATATAGGCCCATCGTTTCCGGAAACCTTCTTCTCCATCCATTCCTAAAAAAATGGAAAGATAGTGTCGCTGTACCCAATGCAACAATTATCAATGATAATGGTGTCTACATAGGAAATAGTCAGTTTGTAACTGAGGACATGATAGTTAAAGTTTTTGATACAATTCAAAGTAAATGGTGAAAGTTATTCTTCACCACTTGGGTCTAGGGGATCAAATCATGCTTAATGGGATGGTGAGACACTTTGCAGAGACTGGTAATGTAGCTGTCGTTGTTAAGAATTGTCATGAAGAAAGTGTTCGATTCATGTATAAGGATATAGCAGACAAGGTACAACTTATTCTCGTAGAAAATACAAATCCTCAAGAAATTTGGTCTAAAGTGAAAGAAATTAAGGATGCGGAGGTCATAGCACTCGCCACATATGGAATAGATGATGGTGGGTGGGCTTTTATGACACAAGAACAAGGAAGTGTCATGTCTAATTGGGCGCACGGTGTATACATTCAAGCGGGTGTGAATCCAAAATATATGTACTCAAAATTTAAAGTCGTTCGCGACAAGTCTAAAGAATTTACAATCGATAAGGAAAATTACATATTCGTCCACGATGATCCAGAAAGAGATAGAGTCATTGACGTAAAAACTGATAAGTATATATATAAACCCGACTCTAAACTTACAGATAAAAAACAAGAATTCTTTCAATGTGATCGACCTAACATTTTTGAGTATATTTCAGTCATTGAAAACGCCGATGAAGTACATTGTATGAATAGTTCATACAATTGGATGATAGAACTTATGAACATTGGTAACCCAAATAAAAACTTCTTTCATTTAGATGTAGCTCATAAGTACTATGGACCAAGAACAGTTAAAACTGTCTTTAGCGACCAAGTTTGGACGTTTGTTTAATAACTCTTTTCTTCGATGATTTCGGAACACTGTTCCACATTTATAAGTTTCTTAATTCTCGCTCGTTCATCGTTAAATTTATAGATATTCCTCGCCTTATCTATAAATTCTGCACCAAAATCTTCATCTTCTTCCAGGTTTCTGATTTTATCCTCAAGATCCCAAATTACACTGTTTACAAATTTCAAGTCTTTCTTTAGAATAGTTTCAAATTCATATTTCATAAGTACATCAAGTTCACGACGGATGTTCTTCAATTTTTCCTCATCTGTAATACGTTCATCTTTAATTTCCAGAATTGTGATCTTATCAATAAGCTCTCCTTGAGATACTTCGATACGCATTTAAAGTTTAAAGCCGTTGTATCTTTAAATGTATGCAGGTATAGTGACAGGTGCAAAAGGTCAAGATGGCTCATATTTATGTGAACTCCTTGAAGAAAAAGGGTATAGAGTTGTAAAATTTATAGGGGATATAACCAATTATCATGAAATTTATGAATCAATTAAACAGTGTGTAGATTTTGAAAAAATTGAGGTGTACAATCTAGCCGCAAAAATTCATTATGATTCTCCACCCAAAACGTTTCATGTGAATACCACGGGTATTCTTAATATAATAGAAGCTGTAAAGAGTATTGGTATACAGTCAAAGTGTAGAATTTTTCAAGCTTCAAGTTCAGAGATTTTTGCAAACACTAAATCAACGTGGTCTACTCCACAAACGATACATACGATGCGTGGACCTCGGGGTATATATGGGATTTCAAAAGAGAGTGCAGATTCTTTAGTCAAATATTATAGGGATAAGGAGGAAATATTTGTATGTTCGGGTATATTGTATAATCATGAGTCACCAAGAAGACCTGGTACATATGTAACACAAAAGATCATCAAAGGTTTACAATCTGGTGAATGTTTTCAAATTGGAAATCTCGAATCTAGAAGAGATTGGGGGCACGCAAAAGATTATGTAAAAGCCATGTGGTTGATGTTACAACAACCATGGGCGATGGATTTCATTATCGCATCCGGTAAAACGTATTCTGTCCGAGAATTTATAGAAATTGTGGTAAAAAAACTGAATAAAACGATTGAATGGTCGGGAGAAGGTGTAAACGAAGTTGGTATAATCGATGGTGAAAGTATGGTGAAAGTTTCAGAAGAATTTTACCAATCAAATAATAACATCTTACTCGTGGGTAACAATGACGCCATTGAAAAGCTTGGATGGACTAGAGAGTATGATATCGATAGTCTAATTGAAGAGATGATACACCCTCCGCAAGTGAAAGCATAGGCTTCCAATAATTAAGAATAAATAACCTCGGTTCGTTTCGTCTATCATGCGTCGTGATTGTTATATCTGTGACACGTATATCGTCACATATAATTTTCGCTACATCTTTGATACGTATCCATTGAAAACTTGTGACATCAACACTTTGTTCCCTTTTTGAAAGAATTTCATAATTATTCATTACCTGTGTGAGAGCTTTAGCGCAATCGTCGGTGTGTAAAAATTGCCTCTTCTCTTCACCACTTGTCAACAAGTCTATGTATCCCTGCGTCTTTGATTTATGAATCATATCTGCAATGACATGGGATTTATCAGAACTCTCCTCCGGTCCGTACACATTCCAGAAACGAACAGAAAGACCACCCAATTTGGAGGTATACTGTTCCCCTAAACTCTTAAGAGTTCCATACACATGACTCATGTTATACATTGTACTTGAAGCAAAAATAAACTTATTATTCTCAAGTTGATTGAAAGTGTTTAACATGATTTTCATATTATTATTTATAAATGTAAGACCAGAATTTGTTATATATTTAGAACCCCCGATATCATACGCGAGAAAAAATGTAAAATCTACAAAGTTCAAAACATCCCGTAATCTATGCATATTTTCAATGTTAGTAAGATCATGGGTACTTGAAATTTTGATATCCCATGGAATTACATGGTGTCCGATCTCCTTTAAGTGTTTACATAGTCCAGAACCAATAATTCCGTGGGAGCCTAAAACGAGTATCTTCATATAAAGTGTATTGATTACATCTTTAAATAAAGGTGGATAAAAGATAAGTATGAGGCCAATAGCCGTGAATGTTTATATTCTTATGATGTCCTTGGCCTACGTGATGCGTAGAGCAGGAACATTTTCAATGGAAGAGAAAGTTAAAATGATTGAATATTTCGGTTACATGGCACTCAACCCTAACAAGGTGGTAAATCCGAGCATAGCCAATCTACCATTCTTGATCTCAGCTTCAGGTGTGAATGCTCCAATTTTCTCGGTGCTGAAGTTCTCGGCTGTGAACAGAGACGCGAGTGCCAATGTAGTGACAACACCAGTCGCAGCGATAGCGTACGCAGGATCCTCAACCTGCTGAATGACATTTTCACCCGTCATCATCCAGTTTAGAGAACCCCATAGAACACCTTGCATAGCAGCGCGACCATTGAGAACCTCAGCGAATCGAGTCTTTGGGTCGTATGGCTCGATAGAAGGCTTGATCGGAGGCTCAACCGAAGGTTCGACCGGAGGCTCAACCGATGAACGAACCCTGAGGAATGAACGTGTACGACGCCTGGTATTCAACTTAGTCTCATACCGCTTGTAATAAGAGGGTTTGATGGATGCACTGATGACAGAACTCATTACTGAATAAGAGAGTACTCCACTCTTTAATCCTTTTTAGGAAGAGTATCTTCTTTCACAAGTATTTTATTCAATACATAGAGCTGTAAAAGTAAACTAATGATGGTGTAAAATGTGAAATGACTCAGGCCATACTCTCTTGTGTAATAGATCAACCATGTAACAGTGATAACTAGACCAAATACGATTGAATTCTTGAACTTTACATCTACGTCACCAGAATTTTCAAAATCCATATACATTTTAACTAAACCTGTGGCCAGTGCAGTGGATGCGATAAGATCGTTAAATTTCATTTGTATCCTTATAGTATACAAATATTAAAATGGATCTGATACTGCAAAAATTCGCTGGGAAAATTGACGCTAAAAGTCTAGTCAAGGCTGTGGATGACATTAAGGTTGAATACCTTGACGATGGGTTTACTAAGGAGGATATCCCACCTATTCTGGGGCGTCTCATGATGGAAACTACTAAATTCAAGAAACTCCCCGGACCCCAGAAGAAGAAACTGGTTATCGGTGTTCTGAACCACCTCATCGAACAAATTGACAGTGGTGAAGAAGATTCTGAATTTGAGAAAATTCTCAAGACTTTGGTGCCACCAATGGTTGACGCATTTGCCACTATGCTTAAGACTAAACAAGGCCTATTAAAATGTATGCCATGCCTAGTTGGCGAAAACTAACATAAGGGCTACAGTCTTATCTAAAGTAGAATGAGATTTCCTTCATTGGAAACCATGATTAAATACGGAGTATATACAGTGAAAGAACTTGAACGATTTGCAAGTGGTCTAGTATCCAAAAAACATGTCGAGTGCCTAAGTGAATGTAATCGGTGTGATTTTGTTTATTCTGGTAAGGTATGTCTTAACTGTCAACTATGAAATATTGTACTGTAACGAGTTCTATGTCGAGAGGACCTGAAATTGTTAGTAACAATCATATGTGTGCGGAAAGACAACTTATTCGTCGCCTTTACCGAGAGTGTATAAAAAAAGGTCATAAATCTCATCAGTTTAGTGATTGGTTACACAGAAAATACGGACATTTGATTGTATATAGAAGAACCATTCACGGTGACGCTATATCATTACCCTGTGTCTTATGTCGGAAAATGATAGAGCGGTACGACATTTGTTGGGTAGCGCACGACGGAGAAAGGTGGATTCATAGTAAAAAAACGGAACATTTACCGCCTTCAATGCCAACTCCTAAACAAAAAAGACTTCTAGGTTTTGGGAGTTATTATGAGACCTAAAGCTGATTCCAGATTATTGTAGTCTCTTTTTAGTGGCTTATTTCTTTTTAGTTTTAGCGCACTGTTATTTGAAGAAGCATTCTTTATTTCATCCATCTTTTTGGTGTTTGACACAAAGGGTATCACATTATCAACCACCGGCTTAATATGTATTTCCTGTGGTACATCTATATCAATCGTCTGGTTTTTACGAAATTCTTCTATAGACATGTCACCCCCAAATACATCTAGTTTGTATCTCCACGGAGCTGGTTTGACACTCCCCAATTTGTTGTACATCTTTTTACGCATCATTATAATATTTCCACATATAATACTTCCTCTATTACAGCCATATTTATCTATCGCAAACGTTTTCATACAACTCCATGAACAAAACTTTCCCGTCGTATGAAATTTATTTCGTCGATCGTCGTATTTATGAGGCAAAGTTAGGGGTTCATTCTCACATGGGTGACAACACCACCAACACCACATAGCTTTAAGAAAAATATCCTCTTTAAGTTAATCGAAACATTTACTTAAAGAGAAATCAATCCTTTATATCAATGATACTGAGTATCGATGTCGGAATAAGAAATCTGGCAATGTGTATGCTCGATGAAGATCGTGACAATCTTGTGACAGATTGGGATGTTTCAGGGGTACCACCGGAACATAAGGATGGTCTTTATATATCCCTAAGGGATCATCTTGATGAGCGTCCTTGGGTACTTGGTGCAAAAATAATTTTAATTGAGAAGCAACCTGATCGTAATAAGAAAATGATTTCTGTTATGCACTTTCTTCATTCATACTTTATAATTAAATGTCCTAATGCCGAAACCATACTGTATGACGCTCGACACAAAATCCCAGATGTTGCTGGACCAGGTAAAGCACAGTATAATAAAAGAAAGAAAGTTTCAATTGAAAGATGTGAAGCTTTTATTAGGAGTAATTCTGTAAATTCTCACTGGATTGATACATTTGTAAAATCAAAGAAGAAAGATGATCTTGCAGATACTGTCATGCAAGCACTTAGTTTCGTGAATAGGGTTGAAGTTGCATCAAGTTCTTCGAAAAAGAAGAAAGCAACAACTAAACTCATAGCTCGTCGTCCAAATGAAAATCAAAAAATGTCAAAGTATTCGAAGTGTAATTTAGCATGGATTTATTTAAACAAAGTTGATTGTGAAGTTCTTGAAAATAATAAAAGATTTATGAAAGATTTAAAAAGATATTACAAAGACATTAATGAAATGATTAAAGATTTGAAGTGAATAATATACAAATGAGTCTCACCATTAGAATGTGCGCTGTTAACAAACCCAACTTGGACAAGGTTATCAAAAGTAACAAGCGTCTCAAAACTGCCTTTCATTCTCAGAAAAGGAAAAGAATGAATCATCGTGTAGCCCTTGATGAGCTCGATACATTTCTAGAATTAGTTGATGACGCCATGGATGCCATGAACGATGTTGAAGTTGTTAGTAAAGATGCACAAGACAAGTTATATAAATTATATGATTTCTGCGGAGAGGTTCCAATGAATGATGAATGTAAATATTAAAGATTAGAACGGATATATATCCATAATGAAGAAAGTATTGGATCATGGGTTTGTAGAACTCGTCGATCATATGCCCCAAGAAAATTTAGATAAGGCTATCGTTGATGGTGCTCGTGTGAGTTATCAAACAGGTACTAAAACTACCCGAGGGGACCGTGGTCTCATTCGATACCTCGTTCGTAATTGGCACACTTCACCACTCGAACTCGTGGTTTTCAAATTCCGTATCAAAGCACCACTCTACATCGCTCGTCAGTGGTTGAGGCACCGAACAGCCTCTGTAAACGAGATGTCTGCCAGGTATTCCATTGTTGACGAAGAGTACTACGAACCAGAAGTATTGCGTAAGCAATCTGAAATAAATCACCAAGGATCAGAAGGTGTATTGGAAGTTGACGAAACACTCACAAAAGTCATATCCACACAATATAAGAACGCCTTCAAATTGTATCAACATCTTTTAGATACAGGTGTATGTAGGGAACAGGCGCGAGGTGTATTACCACAATCCACGTATACATCTTTCGTGTGGAAAATGGATCTCCACAATCTCATGCATTTCTTGCAATTGAGAATGGATCATCACGCACAAAAGGAGATCCAAGATTATGCCACGGCTATTTATGAACTCGTTCAACCCTTAGTACCACATTCGATGGAGGCATTCATGGATTTCCGTGTAAATGCCATGCAACTCACTGGTCCTGAAATAGAAGCTATAAACACTGGTAAAGAAATTGAATCCCCGGGTGAACGGAGGGAGTTTGAAGATAAATTAAAACGGTTAAAAATTAAATGTCCTTGAATTATTCTGTAAGTTAAATATAGAATGAAGATTCATATCGTTGGAGCGGGACCAACAGGGATGTCGCTAGCATGGGAATTACTCAAGTCAGGCGACCATGAAGTCATGATTTATGACAAAAAAATATCAGCGGGGGGATCTTGGTGGGAACCTGAAATAGGGACCCGGGATCTTCACGCACATAGAATATTATTTGATCGCGCGTTTATAAACACAAGATCTCTTTTAAAAGAAATGAATATTGAATGGAGTGAAATGTTTGAATCTGTAGAAAAAATGAGTGTTTTGAAATATGCTTTTGAATGTTTTACTCTAAGAGATTATGTTACACTCATATCTCTATTTTCGGCTGTACTCTCACAACCCAAAAAGTATTTGGGTATATCTCTAAAAGACGCAGTAGGGTTTCTAAGTAAGAAAGGTAGTGATTACATCGAACATTTACCACTTATAATGGATGGTGTCACATGGGATGTCATGTCAGCGTATGAATTTGTAACAAACTTAGATCACACTATCATGTCCGAAATGTATACACAAAAGGTGTCCGGTAAAGTGATGTGTGATGCAATGGAAGAAGCTCTTCTCAATGCTGGTGCAAACTTTGTTTTCGGTACAGAACTCTTAGATGTTAAATATGGTAAAAAGGATTTCGTCGCGAAATTCTCTGACGAAAGAGTTGTAGAAGATGGATTACTCTTTTTATGTCTAGATAATAGCCCAGCTTTGAAACTATTAGGAGATAACTGGGGACCCGATGCAGATAAAAAACTCCGAGCGAGTACGTACGGTGCTATCAATGTTCTCCTTGATTATGATGAACCAGTTAATTTAAAAACAGATGTGGAAATTGCAGTCGAAACAAAATGGAACTTACAACCCAAGGTTCTGCATGGTACTAATACAGTCTCGTGTGTTATATGTGATCTCAGTAAAGAGGTATTGAATTCTGATCCAGATACAATTAAACAAGAGGTAATCAAACAACTTGGACTGTCACACCCCATAGCATCGAGAATTGGTTGGGGTGCAGAATGGAAAAATAACAAATGGAACTTTTCACAATCATCTGGTGTACTCAGTCTTCACGGACAATTGCCATTCTTTGGTAAATGTCGTAGTGTAGCTATGTGTGGTATGATGTCACCAAGAAACACACCATATTCAAGCATTGAATCATCCGTAGAAGTTTCACGGTCTTTGAGTAATTTGTGCTTTGGTACAAGAAAACCACTCAAACCTAGACTCGTCACAGATGTTCTTAAGTGTATTATTGTGTTACTTATAGTTTTACTTTTAGTTAAATATAGATGAAGTTTATAGCTAAAGTATATGAACCGTTTTACGAACATAATGATAAAAAGTATATACGATTCGTTATCCCTGAAAAGAATGCAGGTATAATCGAACTTACACATGCATATAAAACACATGTTCTCTTACATGAAAATGTTGATAACCCACTTGATGGTAGAGTTCTAACCGTAAAGGTTCCATTCCGTTACAGGAGAGTGATGTGTGAAGTCCGGGGACGCCCAGTGCAATCTCTTGTAAAAGATGATGAAGTTGAAATTGAGATAAATTTTAAGGGTGGTTGGAATATTGGTAATTATTCAGGGTTTTCTTGGATGTTGTCAAGTTCTTCGTTCTCAGGTTGACCGGGTACATCGATATTTTCAACTCCACTCTTTTTCAAATCAGTAAATGTTTGAAGCATCCCTTGCAGTTTATACACTTCATGTGTCATCTGTTCGATGTTGATTTGGAGTCTTTTAATGTTATCATCAATGTTTAGAGTAGGCATTTACTCATTTAAAGTTTCACATCTTTAAATAAGTAGATCATGTCAGTTCTCACTAGAACTGGGTATATAGTAAACACGGGTCCAATCGCAGAAATTAAAAAAGAACTTACGGTAAGACCTGTAGTAAATGGGGATTATGGATTCCCTCCACCACCTTTCAAAGTTTTCAGACCAGCTAAGAGTGGAATCTGCGTTCCAAGATTCTACGGAACTGCTAAACTCGGGGAGCCTTCCCAAGATAAAAGACCAGACCCCGCTCGTATTAAAACTAAATTCGTGGGCCAACTTCGAGATGCCACCCATCAAAATGATGCTCTCCGATCGGCGATTGAAGCAGGGCATGGCGTCCTTTCTTTACCATGTGGTTATGGTAAAACGACGGTATCCCTGGCCATAGCATGTAAACTGGGGTATAGGACGATGATCGTAGTACACAAACAGTTTCTAGCAGACCAATGGAGAGAACGTATTCAACAATTCTGTCCGGGTGCCACCATAGGTGTAGTTCAACAAGATAAAAAGGAAGTAGAGTGTGATTTCATTATCGCAATGCTTCAATCACTTTCACTAAAAGAATATTCATTTTCAGATTTTGAGAGTATAGGAACACTTATAGTAGATGAAGCACATCATATTTGTGCCAAAGTGTTTAGTCAATCTCTTTTTAAACTTTGTCCTAAACACATTTACGGACTCTCGGCAACTCCAGAAAGGAAGGATGGACTCACTAAAGTACTTCATTGGTTTATGGGTCCCACATTCTTTGCAGTTGAGAGAAAAAATCAAGAACAAGTTGAAGTATTCTCAATCGTATATGAATCCCCAAACTATAGGAACCCCCCACCGTCTATGAGAAATGGAAAAATATCAATGCCAAACATGATTACAGAACTCGTCGAGGATCGACAAAGAAATAAGATGCTTGTTGAATTGGTGAAAAAGGCTTCTAGCGGTACGAGACAACTTCTAGTTTTAAGTGACCGCCGTCTACATTGTGAATTACTTCATCAATGCTTTCCTAAAACATCAGGACTGTATATGGGTGGTATGAAAGAGGCGCAACTTCAGGAATCTTCCAAGAAGAAGATCATTTTTGCAACCTTTAGTCAAGCCCACGAAGGACTGGATATCCCAACACTGGATACAGTTATATTAGCTTCACCAAAATCTGATATTACACAAAGTATCGGTCGTATTATGAGAGAAACAGATGGAAAGAAGAATGATCCACATATTTACGATATACAAGATCCCTGGTCTATATTCACAGCAATGTATTACAAGAGACTAAAGGTGTATCGACAAGGTGGATTCAAGATTCGTGGAAAACAATCAGAAGAACCAAAGAGTGAGTTCACTCAGGGAAAGTGTTTGTTTTTATAATCTGACTAATTAATAAATGTCGGGTGCATTAATACAACTTGTTTCTAAAGGCGTACAGGATGCATATATAATTAGTGAAGAAGGACACTCCTTCTTTCGTACAAAGTTTACACGGCATACGAATTTTTCTCAAGCACCAAAGTTTATTAAGAATATTACCCTCACAGATACGTCTATTACGATCCCTGTACTTGGTGATTTAATCAATGGTATTTGGTTGGAGGCTGGTTCTAAGAATGCAAATATAGCTTCTAATCTATTCTACAACTCAACGATAGATCTCTTTATTGGTGGTCAAAAAATTGATTCACAGGACTATGATTACTTCTCCGATATATGGACGAACTATCTCGCGGATACGTACACGAAGTCACAGGAACTTAATAACAAGACCTCAACTTCAAATCATATATTTTTACCCCTTCATTTCTTTTTCTGTGACCACAAAGCATTTTTACCTTTGATCGCTTTACAACATCATCAAGTTGAAATCAAAATTACATTCGATGAAACAAATGTTGCAGGTTTAAGTGCAGCAGAAAAAACAGCGAAGGTATACGGGAACTACATTTACCTAGATAAAGAGGAAAGAGAAACTTTTACAACAAGAAATTTAGATTTTATAATCACACAAGTTCAAGGATTTAAAACAGAACTCATTACTGTGGCAAATAATGCTGTAGATGTAGGTGGACATAATAAAATAGATCTTTCACATTTCAATCACCCAGTTAAATCTATATTCTGGGGCTTCGGTGCATCGAGTGAAGACTTTGCGAATGACCGCTTTACCTTCCTAGAAGCCGATTTACAGATAAATGGTACACATCTATTTGAAAAAATGTCACCCGTCTATTTTCATACAGTTCAGAATTACTATAAATCTTCCTTCGGACATTCTGATTATATTCCAGAAACTGATGTACTTTTTAACACAAGGTATTTTGCCTACCACTTCTGTCTCAATGCATCAGAATACAATCCTTCCGGATCCTGTAATTTCAGCCGTATAGACAATGCGGTATTGTCCCTCAATGGTGTAGAAAAGGGTAATCTTAGAGCAGCGGGTCAGGAAATTTTTGTATACGTAGTAAACTACAATGTATTAAGAATACGAAATGGTTTGGCTGGAATTTTATTCGGTAACTAATGTATAGATGGGCAGAACAGTACGTTTCGACCAGATTTTTGTGACAAGTCTAGATGCTGCTCCAAAAGAGACCGATGTTTTGAGTGGTCTCGCAAGTATCGATGCAGGTGAAATCACAGTAGATGAAATCACAGCTTCGAATCTTACCATTACAAATCAGGTATTTGCAGATGTAGAAAATACTGATTTCAGAGGACTCACAAATGTATTCCGTCTCACGGGGACACAAATTGGTATCGGAACGAATAATCCTACAAATGAATTTCAGATTGGCGAAAGTGATTTCATCATTAATAGGAATTTACCAGACCTTGTATCAGTACAGGGTAACGTGGTATCAACAAATATTTTTGCAACCAATTCATTTAAAACTACAAATAATAAATTTGATGTTAATGCGTCTGGGTCAAATATCTTAACAGTGGTGGGTAACACTTTCTCCACGAATGTTTCTATAGGTACACATTTGTTGGTTGGTAATGAAGTTACTCCCAACTCTGGAACTAACGTAGCCGTTTTTGAAAATGGTAATGTTGTAATTCGCGATGGTTTCTTGAATGTTACCGGTAATGTGTCTATTACTGGTAACCTGGCGATCACTGAGATTCCTGATTATACAAGTATTAACAATCTTGTCGTATCAAACGCTGTCATACAAATGGCATTTGGGAACGATGGAACATATGATATGGCTCTTCTCATGAAAGATGCGGATGCCAAATCTAATGTATTTTTAGGATATACACATAATGGTGATAAAATGAGACTTTCGAGAACATTCGGTGGTCCAACTACAGCAACATTCCATGATATACTCGATACCGCCAATACTGTGAATCTTCACGTGTACGGTGACGTCTATACCCAAAACAACATTGGTATCGCAAACACTTCACCCACCTATTCACTTTCCGTTGGTTCTAACCTGTATATAGATGACACGGCTACAATTAACGATAATGTGTTACATACAAATGGTTTTGGATTCTTTGAGGGACTGAGAATTGGTGGTAGTGGACTTAATGTGGGTGATTTAATTACATTAGATGCCGATGCAGCGATACCCATGGTGGTTGCATCTCAAATTCAATCCCATGGTTTTCAGACAACTGGGGTAGATGGGAATGGGGATGGTGTACCATCTGGTATAGCAAACACAAATTCAACGAATATGTTGTCATTCAGTGACAAAATATTTATTAATGTAGATTCTGCTAACATTCTGACAGTACTTGGTAATACAGCGACGGGTCGTCTCATTACACAATCTATTTTAGTACAGGATTTCATTGAAGTTGAAGGTGAATCCGGTATATCATCCGCCGCGAATGTTATTGTTCACGGTGATATATCGGGTGGTGACTCTACTTCAAACACTGTCAGTCTTCGATGTGGTCCAAATAACGCCGATGGAACGGTTGGATCTAATGTAACTTCAATTGAAATTATGGGTGCATTAACGTCCCATCAATACCAATCGGTTGTTTTTAAAACTAAAAACAGTGAGCGTATGCGTGTGGCGTCAAATGGGTATGTTGGTATTGCTAATACTCAACCAAGTGAAATGTTGACCTTAGGGGGTAACCTTAGACTCAATGAGAGTAATGCAGCTATTTTTGGGAAAGATTCAAACTTCTTAAAGATTTCTACAGATACAACCAATAGTCAAACAAAAATTGAAAACAAGGTAGGAAGTGGGAAAGGTCTCAATTTCTATGCGAGTCAAACTGATACGATGGGTACACCGAAGTTGACAATTTTAGAGACGAGTAATGTTGGTATTGGAACGGCTACACCCCAAGGTCTTTTACATACTTCTGGTGGTACTGTATTTATTAACGATCAGGTTGTTAACCGTGGTGGTGTGAGTCATTTGGGATCTCCAATGGTAATCACAAACACGGCGCAGATTACAAACACCTCAGACTTCCAAGATGTTCTTCAACTCACCCGTGAAGGTGGTACCGCGGGTCAACATGGTGTTAGGGGTGTATTCAAAATGGGTAAACACGGTACAGGTTCCGGAACCTCCCGGTCTCAATTGAATTTGTCATTGGCGGGTGACAACTATAGTACTCAAGAAAATGTGATGACATGGAGAAGTAATAAACGGGTTGGTATAGGTACAACAACACCCGCTTCCCATTTGGAAATTATCACAACCGGTATAGGAAATTCGGTTACAAATGGTTTACTCGTTCATAGTGAAAAGATCTCTAATGCCGCAGATGATGCAATTGTATCTATGAGAACAGATACTACAGCTTCTAACGCTTTCGCTTCGTTCATTCAAAGTGATGGTATTGCTGGTGATATGTCTGGATTTTCTATGGGTGTAACCGGGTCTTCAGGTGATTTTAGACTCACCAATAATGCATTTACTATCAATGATTCAACGACAAGTCGACTTTTTGTTGATGGTACTTC